GCAACTTATTCGGCAACCACTTCCCCTTTGTTTTGATGACTTCCTCGTAAGAGATACCACTCACCCAACTAATCTCACGCCCGAGATGTTGCTCAAGGTCGAAGATAGTGTGGATGATCAAGTCGTCTTCAAGCGTCCCGATGAAGGGCTTTTGAATGCGATCCTCTACCGCTTGCCGCAGCTTCTCGTCTGGAAACTTGCAGTTCGGGTCGTCTGTTCGAACAAGAGCAAAGACATTGTATTCGGTCGGAAATTTTGCGGCCAGATATGCGGAAGTTCTGCCTCCGCTTATTGATGTGCAGGACTTCATGCTACAACCTCAAAGTGAAGCCCCTCACGCATTGGGGTTTCTTTTTTTATACGCTCAACAATCGCATCAACATCCTCACAATCATATTGCTGCCAAGTGATGCGAAGAACGCCATCAATCCCTCGAAAAGCCTCCTCAAATTCTTGGGCAAAACTCAAGGTTGCAAATAGTATCTGGCCTTTTTTCTCTACTGACTGGTGCATGGCTTTGTTGTTTGACATGATCAAATATAAAGCTGTTTTCAACAATACCAAACATTTGAAGAAAATTTTTGAACTTTGTGAAAACCAACACAATGGCAGGGAGCGAATCAACACCCGAGGGCGAACTCATCAAGAAGTACATCGAGAAGTACCTCGACGACCTCAACGATAAAGCCGAACCACTCGGGAAAAAGACGCTCGCCCGCATCATCGTCAGAGACAACCCCGACCTGTTCACCGAGGACGACGTGGACAATGTCCGACGGATGATTCGCTACTACACCGGGCAGGGAGGCGAGAAGCAAAGGAAGAACAAGATCATCGACGCGCCACCCGCTCACAGGGGGAAGGCACAGATAAAGGGCAAGAGCATCCCCGAGAGCCACGCACGCAGGCACAAGCCCTTCGAGATTGAGGGCAAGCGCATCGGCATCATCTCCGACGTTCATATCCCATACCACGACCCCGCAGCCATCTGCGCAGCTCTGGACTACTTTCAGAAGAAGGAGGTGGACACCATCCTGATGAATGGCGACATCTTGGACTTTTGGAAGATCAGCCGCTTCCTGAAGAAGGGCAACAAGCCAGACCTCGTTGAAGAGATCGAGGCGGGGCGTGAGTTCCTCGAGTGGCTGCGGTGGCAGTTCCCCGAGGCTCGGATATATTACAAGCTCGGCAACCACGAGGCGCGGTGGGAGCTGTACCTGTGGGAGAAGGCGGGAGAGATGGCCAAAGCCCTCGAGATGGAGTTCGGGCAGTCGCTCGGCTTCGCGCACTTCCTGCACCTTGAGGAGCATGGGATCACCTACATCCCCGACAACCAACAGATCAAGGCGGGCAAGCTGAACATCATACACGGCCACGAGTTCGGGGGCAGCTTCTTCAACCCTGTCAATGCAGCGCGGGGGCTATTTATGAGAGCGAAGGCTTCGGTTCTTGCAGGGCACAACCATCAGACGAGCGAGCACCAAGAGGGCAACATCAACGGGGACGCCATTGCCTGTTGGTCTACGGGATGCCTCTGCGAACTTGCCCCAGAATACCGCCCCTTTGCTTTTACCAAGTGGAACTTGGGCGCGGCATGGGTTGAGGTCTACGAGGACGGGAGTTTTATGGTGGACAACTTTAGAATCATTGAAGATGCAGATGGACTTTACTCGATTAGATAAAGAGCGCATCCCTGTCGCCTGCCACCTCTTCCACAAGGGCTGCGACTGCGCACCAACGGAGGCCATGAAGTGTCACAGCGTGGAGCTCGAGAGGCGCAGGAAGATGGATGTCTCCACCATTAAGAAGCCAAAGGGAGGGCAATGATGGGAAGAGCCACCCCTTCACATTTGACGAAATCTGTCAAGAGAAACAGCTTACTATAAGCAAACACCTCAAGGCCTTAATCCACAGACCCTTTCAATAAGTTAAACCAAGCCCCTCAATGCAGGGGTCTTTTTTTATCTGACCTTTGTGACATTAAAGCAGACTCATGTCCATCATCCAGAAAATATTTTCAGCCCTGAACGCTGACGAGAAGCAGGCAGTCAAGACCGAACTGGCTCAAGCCGAACTCAAGGAAGGCACAATGATCGAAGCGGACTCCTTCGAAGAGGGTCAAGCCGTTTTCATCATCACCGAAGACGGGGAGAAGATACCGATGCCAGAAGGCACGTACGAGCTTGAGGATGGCCGCAAGGTTGAGGTCAATGACAGCAGCATGATCGTGGCCATCGGATCAGGAGAAGAGGACAAGGCCGAAGAGGTCGAGCAGGAGGCAAAGGAAGAGATGGAAGAGAAGGAAAAGGAGGAGATGAGCGAAGATGGCGAAGCCACAGAGGTCGAAGCCAAAGAAGAGGAAAAGGAGGCCAAGGCCGAGATGGGCGACATGGACAAGCTCCGCGAAGAGCTGCGTCAATACGTCCGCGAGGTGGTCATGGAGGCCATGCAAGAGAAGGAGGAAATGAGCAGCGAGGAGGGCGAAGCCGCTCCCGAGGCAGTAGCCGAAGAGACTGAAGAGAAGGCCGAGGAGGTCGCTGTCGAAGCGTCTGCCCAGAAGGTCACAGCGAAGATCAAGGTGAAGCCCGAAGGCACACGCCCCGACTCCATTGATTGGTTCAAGCCGCAGACACGCAGCACCACAATGGGCAACGTATTCAAACACATTAACAAGTAAAATCCAAAAACTCCCGATATGTCCACGACTATCAACGTTTCAAATGATGTCACGCGCATCTTTGACAAAACAGAAACCCTGACAGGGGCTTACTCTGTTGAGCACGCCGACAGCGGCAAAACTTTCTTTTTGAACGCAGCAGCAGGCGCAGCGATCTCCATGCCCGCATTGAAGGCAGGAGCGCACTACAAGTTCGTCGTCGCAGCAGCTTTCGCTACCTCTGACTGGGTTATCACTCCAAGTGATGCCGACAAGCTCGAGGGATGCCTGACCGTGAATGGCGCAGCCGTTGACGTAGACGCAGCCGACACGATCACCTTCGAGGAAGGTGCAGAGAACATCGGTGACTTCGTTGAGATCACTTGCGACGGATCGACTTGGTTCGTGACAGGTGTTGGTTTGAACGCGAGCTCAATAACCGCAGCAGGATAATTCGTTAACGCCTTAAAAGAAAATCATGGCTACAACTAACAGCATCACCACAACTTACGCAGGTGAATTCGCAGGAAAGTACATAAGTGCAGCCCTGCTCTCTGGCTCGACTCTCGCCAACAATGAGATCACAATCATGCCGAACGTCAAGTTCAAGGAGGTGGTTCAAAATGTTGCTTCCGGCAACCTCTTGAGCTCTGCCTCTTGCGACTTCACACCTTCAAGCTCCGTCACCTTGACCGAGCGCATCATCGAGCCACAAGAGCTGCAGGTGAACTTGGAGCTGTGCAAGAGCAACTACTTGAGCACATGGCAGGCTATGGAGATGGGATTCTCTGCATACCACGAGTTCCCCGCATCCTTCGCTGACTTCCTGATTGCCCACGTTGCCGAGAAGGTAGCCGAGGAGATCGAGAAGAACATCTGGCAGGGAGACACCACAGGATCAGCTCCGACCAACCACTTCGACGGATTCGAGAAGCTCATCGATGCAGTCACTCCCGGTGGAGAGGTTTCAGCCACAAGCGTCACCGCTGCCAACGTAGTGGACGAGCTCGGCAAGATCGTGGACGCTTTGCCTTCTGCTGTTTACAGCAAGGCAGACCTGAAGGTGTACGTCTCTTCCAACATCGCCCGCGCTTATCAGCGTGCTCTTGGAGGATTCGCTTCCATCGGTACAGCATCGAACACCGTGGTCGGCCCATCTTACCAAGACCAGAGCTTCGTAGGTCGCAAGCCGATGAACTTCGACGGAGTTGATTTGGTAATGTGCCCCGGCCTCGCTGACGACACAGCCATCGCTTCTCCTGCTTCGAACTTGATGTTCGGGACTGGTCTCTTGAATGACCACAACGAGGTTCGTGTCATCGACATGGCCGAGTACGACGGCAGCCAGAACATCCGCGTCATCATGCGCATGACTGCAGGCGTTCAGTTTGGAAACGCGAGCGACATCGTTCTGTACAATTAAGAGCGACTGAATAGACAATTCAAGGGGGAGGGTCTGAATCCCTCCCTTTTTTTTTCACTCAAAAAGACAAAAAGAAATGGCTTGCAATTTGACACTCGGACGGAAAGAGCCTTGCAAAGATGTGGTCGGTGGTATCAAGAAAATCTACCTCATCAACTTTCAGCCGCTGACCTTGTTCGAAACAAGCGGAGAGGTGACAGACATCGCCGACGCAGGTGGATCAGCCGAAGTGGATGCAGTAGTCTACGAGGTGCGCCACGCTTCCTCCTTGACCACGAACATCAACAGCTCACGCGAGACGGGCACAACCTTCTTCGAGAGCACTCTCGAGCTGACCTTCAAGAAGCTCTCACAGGAGGACAACGCAGAGCTCGCGATCATGGCACACGGACGCCCTCACATCGTCGTAGTGGACAACAACGACAACCGCATGATCGTCGGCCACGAGTACGGCTGCGAGGTCACAGGAGGCACTCTGGTGACAGGCAACGCGATGGGCGACCTCTCGGGCTACACCTTGACCTTCACGGCACAGGAGCGCACTCTTCCGAAGTTCATGGAGAGCACTTTGACCGAGGCAACTTTTGAAGCTCTTCTCGGTACTGTGACAGAAGGAACAAATTCGTAACTTGCACCCCGACACATGGAGCTGATCTGCTCCTCGTTGGTGTTGGTTTATTGTTTGACAGGAGGAGGGCTTCGCGCCCTCCTTTTTTTATCAACACCCCCAAGCGCATCAACAAGCCTCTGAATGCTTTAACTTTGTGAAAACCACAAGGGACAGATGCACATCTTGACAAGCAGTCAGACGGATTTGCAAACCATCAAGTTCGCACCGCGATCCATTGGTGCGCTCCAGTACCTGCTCCACCTTCAGGAGGAGGAGAGTGGCACGACCTTTCAGATGATCGGCTACGGCATTCAAGATGACAGCTATGTCAGCATCACCCGAACCTTCCCCCTTTATGAAAACTTGTACTACTATCTCCGGGTGTTCAGGCTGCCCTCTGGGGCTTTGTCTTCTACCATGTCAGCCCTCGACGAGCCAACCATCTACCGCAAGAGGGTGAGCGATGACACGGGCACGCTCGAGTCATTTGAGTGCGTTGAAAATCTCGTTGATGCTTACACGAGCAAGACAAGAAGGCAGGCCAATGAACTCGTAACTTCGTACCTCAACAGCGGGGAGATCACAGAGGAGCTCTATCGGGGTAAGGTGTTCTGCACAAACAGCACCGACCTTCAGGACTTTAGCGTCTACGACAAGACGCCAATGACACAGCAACCGCTCGACAATACTGCGAAATGGGTGACAATTTAAAGATATTAAAGCTCGCGAGCTACACCTCCCCGAAGGTGAGCGAGAAGCCGAAGAACGCTTGGGTCGAGTACGGAGAGGATAACAACTTTTACCAGTACCTCATCGACCTGTTCCACTCTTCGCCAACGAATAACGCAGCGATTCAAGGGATCAGCGACCTCATCTATGGCGAGGGCATGGAGGTAGCAGAGGGGAGCAGCCTCGAGGCTTACGTCAATTTCATTAAGATATTCCAAGCGGAGGACGTGCGCAGGGTTTGCCACGATCTGAAGCTCTTCGGCCATGCATCCTTTCAGCTTACCCTCGACAAGGGCAAGGTGGTGGGTGCGTTCCACATCCCCCGCAACTACCTGCGCCCTGCGAAGGTGAACGACGAGGGGGAGGTGGACACCTTCTACTTTTCCAACGACTGGAGCAAGGCGAAAAGCCCCAAGTTCGCCCCTCAAGCCTTCCCCGCCTTCGGGCATCAGGCAGCAGGCGACGACGTGGCCATCTTGAGCGTGGAATCGTACAGCCCCGGGTCTGTGTACTTCTGCCCTGTGGATTATCAGGGCGGCCTTCAATACGCGGAACTGGAAGGAGAGATCGCGAACTACCATTTGAACAATATCAAGAACGGCCTCGCTCCGTCCATGATGATCAACTTCAACAACGGAGTCCCACCCATCGAGGAGCAGTTCGAGATCGAGCGCGACATCCTCGCGAAGTGGGGAGGGTCATCCAACAGCGGCAAGGCCATCATTGCCTTCAACGATTCACCAGACAATGCGGCAACGATCGAGGCGGTGCAGTTGAGTGATGCGCACAATCAGTATCAGTTTCTTTCGGACGAGTGCATCAGGAAGGTCATGGTGGCGCATAGGATCACGTCTCCCATGCTTTTGGGGATAAAGGACAACACAGGCCTCGGCAACAACGCGGAGGAGTTACAGGTCGCGTATGAGCTTTTCAAGAACAGCGTAATCAAACCCTTCAGGCACTTGGTGTCAGAAGCAGCCGAGAGCGTCATGGCTCACAACGGGCAGGAGATTGAGCTCTACTTCAAAGACCTTTCTCCCGTGATGATGGAGGCGTCGGCAACCCCCGCAAAACTGGGCAGCGAGAAGGAGGAGAAAATCGAGATGAGCATCGAAGCCCCGCACTTCAGCGAGACAGCGGAGGAGGCGTGGCTCAAATACCTCGAGGACAAGGGCGACAAGGTAGACCTCGACGAGTGGGAGCTCGTCCATGAGGAGGAGGTGACTGACTACGACGAACCAGACGGGGAGGTCTTCAAGTTCTTCAAGAGATTCAGCGACCCGGAGGAGAAGAGCCGCCACGACGGGGGCATCTACAAGATTCGCTACCGCTACGACCCAAAAGAAACCCAAAACAACAGCAGGACATTTTGCAAGAACATGGTCTCAAATGCGAAGATGGGGGTCTTTTATCGCAGGGAAGACATCGAGAAGATGAGCAGCGCAGGAGTGAACTCCGAGTTCGCACCGAAAGGATCGTCATCTTATTCCATCTGGCGGTTCAAGGGTGGAGTGAATTGTCACCATCGTTGGTTTAGGATGATCTTCAAGAGAAAGCAAGTGGGTGGCAAGGTCAAGCCATTGGACGAGACCGAGAAGGGAACAACGCGCAGGGACATCGAAAACAACTACAAGGACGTGAGCGAGCAGGCAGCTCGGAGTGCAGGCGTTCAGAACCTCAACCCCGCAGGCTACGAAGACGCAAAGACGCGCCCCATTGACAGACCTGACAAAGGAAGGAAGACATGAGCGACGTGCTATTCATACAACGCGAAGACCTGATCCGCTACACGCTGATAGGTGGCAACGTGGACACGGACAAAATCATCCCGCACATCAAGGTGGCGCAGGACATCCACATCTTGCCGATACTTGGAACGAAGCTATACGAGAAGCTCCAGAGCGACATCAGCGGCAGCACATTGGCGGGACACTACTCGACCCTCCTGACCGAGTTCGTACAGCCCTGCCTCATCCATCTGGCCGCTGCGGAGTTCTACCAGTTCCATGCGTACGAGGTGAGCAATGCGGGGGTCTTTAGACATCAGAGTGAGAATGCAAGCACGCCCTCCATCGACGAGCTTCAGGCTCTCATCACCAAGCAGACGGACGTGGGCGACCACTACAAGAGGAGGCTCGTCGATCACCTCGAGTACTATCCCACGCGCTTCCCCGAGTACACGGCCGCGCAGGAGGATGGCATGCATCCGAACCATTCACGGAGGTCAAATCGTTGGGTCTACTGATATGGCAAACAGCAACAACTGGGGCGAGATTTACAAGTCCACATGGTGGGGCGATGAAGACTGGAGTGCGAACTCTCTGAAGATCGACAGCGCACCCGCAGGCTTTGCCTTCACAGGCATCCTCGACACCTTCACGGGGGCAGCTGCTGCCTACTCTTTACGACAGCTCTCAAGCACCTACTCGGGCAGCGCGTTGAGGGTGCGGAGGTCATCGGATGACACCGAGCAGGACATCGGCTTCAATGCATCAAACGATCTCGACACGGCCGCTCTCCTTTCTTTTGTGGGAACGGGAGGCACAGACAACGGCTTCGTCA